AGCTGCTAGCAGTGAGCACATCGTCAACAGTGATGATGTCGCTTGCAACAGTCAATCGCACTGCGCCGCCGTTGTTGAGTGTGCGGAATTCTAGAACACCGGAGTTGTTCTGCTTGTATACCTGATAGGTGCCTGCACCCACGTTGCCACCATTGACAACACTGCCCGCACCTGTCGCAAAGCTTTGCCATGCGCCGCTCTGGTAACCTTCAAAACTGTTGGTTGTAGTGTTAAAGCGCAATGCACCGTCCACTGTGGTAGCACGTTCACCAGTGGTTCCTTTTGGCAGGACCACTGCACTAGTGCCCGGAATGATTGGGTTGGATGCAAGGCTGAGTGTTGGGTTGCCGCTGACTCCGTTGCCGTTGGACACTGTGAGTTGGTTGGCAGTGCCTATGATGGTGCGGTAGAATGCATCCGCACCGTTACGAACAAGATGACCAGAACCTGCGCCGCTGTTCACTGTGTTCAAGAATGCGCTCAGTGTGCCGCTTCCGCCGCCACCCACAACATAGAAGTCTGCAATAGTTCCAGTTGTGCCACCGTTGTCAACATAAGTGACTTCAATGTCAGTTCGGTATATCAGTTGTCCAGCTTGAGTGTTGGCTGCTATCTGCGCCGCCTCAGAGGCTACGAACAGCACTGATCCATCTAGGTTGTAGACGTTGTTGATTTCCTGAACAACGGTGCCACCACCGCTTGCTGCTTCTTGTGCAAGAGCTTCGTTGAGTGGATTGGTCGGAAGTCCGCCTGCGTTAAAGCCAGGCTGATCAATTGGATCCGGGATCGCACCCACACTGGTCTGCGGCGACTCTTGTGTCGCGACACGAGTGTAACCAATGATCTCACCGCAATAGTTGTAGACTGGCTGTTGCTCAACAATGTCAGAAATTGGATTTGGTGGGCGACGCAGGATACGGATCAAGTCATCATCCACAAACGTCTCAAAGATGTTATTGTAGACGATACCACGGTTGTCCACAACCTGGTAGCTGGCCAGTTGCTGGTAAGCTGCCCAAAGTGCACCACCATTGCGAACTGCGCCACTGATGCCTTCGTCCTGTGCGTTGAACAATGCACCGATACCAGTGTATGTTGTGCGTGGCGATTCTGATAGGTCTGATCCACCGTTGTCGTAAGTGGTTGGTGTGTTGTCCTCGCTGTCAACTAGGTCGTCAATTTCAGTCACTACCTCATTGATATCGGCGACCAAGGTGTCCGTGATTGAATCCAAATCGTCAATGTTGTCAGCAATCTTCTTGAAGATACCATCTTCCCAAATGTCACCGTTAAATGCTCCGTCCAGCAAGCAACCGCCAATTTCGCCAGGAATGATGCTGCCGATTTTGTCGATGAGGTCCTTACCCTTGCCCAGGAAGCTTTGCATTGCATTTTCTAGAACGTTGGGGATTTGGATAGGATCAAGCGGTGCAGAACAGAAGTTGATCATGTTGGCGATATTGGTGATCTCACCCAGCACCTGATTGATACGTCCTAGAACCTGATCCAGCTTCAAGTGACTCAGGAATTTATCCAGAGCAGCGTCCAATTTTGCCAGCGCATCATAAAGCACCTGCTGCACTTTGCCTATAATGCCGCCCAACAGTTCTTTGAGATTGAGACTGATACAAATTTGGATGTTGGGTAGCTTGAGCCCGCGTCCAGCCAGCAATGAACAGATGATTTCCTTGAGGTTGAAATCCATCTGGGCACTGACGACCAGTCGGCCAATATCAGCCACACTGCCCGACAGTTGCGCATTGAGCGAGTTCTGTGAACTCAGATAGTCCGTTGCACTTGCGATTCCATTAGGGAAATCTTTGAATCTACTTGTTAATGCCATTATTGTGGTCCATTGACTGGGCCGCCGCCCCCGCCTGTCATGCCGCCGTCAACCGGGCAATCGTGATCGCCTTCCATCAACTTACGTGCATTTTCCTGTCTTGCAGCCAGGTTTGCTGTTTTCTCTGCTGGTCGTTCGTAACCTCGCATAAAGTATTCAGCCGCTTGGGCTGGGTCTTGGATAGTTTTGTATTCTGCCAGTGAGTAACCTTTACTCCAATGGTTACCGTCATTGCCGTTGAGTTCGTATTGCAAATAGTTGTAGTTTGCTGCATCAGTGGTAGGATCAAGCCCATTGGCCGCAGCATATTCCTCAAAGCTGTCACGCCGTCCATATGACCACTGTAGCCATCCACGACCAATACCATTACCATATTCGATGTCTGCTCTGAACTGGTCACTTTCATGAAGGATGTTACCCACCATACCAGCCGCTGCGGCTGGACTGTAGCCATCTGCAATCAACTGATTGTAGACGTCAACGCCCTTACAGAACCCTTCACTATTAGAATTCACGTCTTTTACTCCTGGATCAACAGGAGCAGGCTGAGCACTTCCGCCGCCACTCCCCGCGCCAGGTCCTCCGGCACCACCTGCGCCACTGCCCCCGCCTCCGCCACCACACGCAAACACATTGGGGCTTGCGCCCACTGCATACGGGTTGATGTGGCCTGCAAGGTCAGGAAGTGCTGCGCTACCTTTGAGCACAACCCGTTTACCATTGATGTAGACTGACCCGTCATTGTTGCTGGCAAGCAATCTGCCATCAAAGTGCGTATCCATATCGTCTTGCACACTGGCAAGAAGATCGTTTACGTATACGTTGGACTGTCCGCTTACAATGGTTGTAGCAGCACAACTTCGGGTGTCAGTGTTACGATGGACTGGTATGCTCAAGGGTTACTCCTTACGGAGTATTTATCCCGTGATAAAGCCAGGTTTGCTTGATGGGGACAGATCCAACCCACTTACTTGTTGAGTGTAGGCATCTTTGAACTGTTTATTGGTTCCCACGGCGGTGATTACAGCCTGCTTGTTAAACTTGATCTCGGCGTTGCCACCAGTCAAATAGTCACTGGACATGATAAACGGTGCAAGACCGATCTGTCCTTGACCAGTTGGGACTGGAACGACTGGCTTGCGCAAAACAATACCGGCATCATCATCGCTAACATAATAGCCAATGACTTCTTCGCCACTCACCAATTTGATGGTGATAACGTCGTTTACTTTGTGTGTAACTAGCATTTAGACTCCTGGGTTTCCTGTCCACATATTGTGGTTATCGTAGTATTCGCAAAGCGCATTATAGTTGCCTACGTATTCGCCGTGCAAGAAAATCTGAGGCACAGTTTTTGCGCCAGGCACTGCTTCTCGCAGTTGATCCACGGACCATTGGCCCGAAGTAAGATTTCTTTCCTCATACGGAATTCCGCTGCGCTTGAGCATCGACTTGGCTTGCTCGCAATAGCTGCAACCATCCTTGCTCCATACAATCGCTGTCATGTTATCCCTCCATTTCATAGATATAGACATCGTAGTCTTCTAGTAGGTTTTCTACCAATATGCTGACTTGATCCCAGCTGAGTCCGCCTCGACCACATCCAATACGTGGCATTGCAATAGTGTGCAGTCCACGACGTTCCATGTAGTCAGCAATTTCAGCTAGGCAATATCCCACGGCGGTGAGGTCAGCATATTGTTTCCCATCGTAACCGTAGTTTTTTTGTGTGAACGCATTGACCCAGATTTGGTCATTGTGTTCGATGAACTGACAGGTGCCCAGTGTTTTGGACTCGTGTGATAGATAGGCTTCACGTATCTCTGGATAACGCTTGCGTATTGCTCCTGCCACCCCTGTTCCAAATCCGCCCGAGCAATTGACCCCGTGAGCAATTACCTGCTCACGGGCTAGAGTTACGTCACCTTGTTTGTAGTGTATCATCGATAAAGTCTCCGCCAAACGTGATCTTGAAAAGTGTAGCATCTTCCAGGTTGGCAAATCGATAAAGTTTGCCATTGTTGCTGTCAGTTATGCAAGGTATGTCTTGTGTAATCACCCATTGGTTGCATTCACACGCCGTCTCTTCAGTCAAGTAGTTTTTGAACTTGATGACGTAAGGGAAGCCTGTGACTACTCGTTCCACATTTCCTTGCAGAACTTTCATCCAGGGCTCTTGATCACTTAGTGTCATCAGTTGACTCCTCAATACAGTCACCGCCAAAAACTAGCTTATACATTGTTGCGTGTTCTAGCTCACGAAAGTAAACACGCAAGCCAAATGTGTCTGGATTGACAGTATTGCGATAGTAACCTAAATTATCGTGACACCACTGTCCCACCTCATTGTGTCCCGGTTGGTAGCTTGGTGTTTCGACGCAGATGTGATACCACCCGTCGTCGAAACACCAACTTGCTCGTGAGTTGTATCTAGTGCCCATTGATGGCATCAGATCTCACATGCTCCAGCGGCGCAAGCTGCGGCGCCCATGGTATCAATGTCAGTAAACTGTTTCTTGCCCAAACCAGTCTTGAAGTCGATGGGTTGCATGTTCTGCTGGATCTTGGTCCACTTGTGTAGCAAGTATACGTCTTTCAAGCAGTATTCGGCCATCTTCTCGTCACCTTCAAAATAGTTGTTGGCAAACTTCTTGAAGCGACGGATCCATTCCGCACCCAAGTCCTTTGCTTCACCAACATTCTGTGCGCTTTCATTTTGCGCGGCAAATGTAGCACTCCACAGGTCGATGTGACCCTTTGTGGCTTCTACAATCAAGCCGCTTGCGAACAATGCTGCGCTGCCGTAACGGTCAACCAGTTGCTGTTCAGTGAGCACTTCAGTAAATGGTGCTTGATTGAAGTCCTTGTCACCGCTAGCTGAGATAAAGCTGATGCCAGCAAAGCTCTCACGGTTGGTGAACAGATAGTCCTCAACTTCGTCCCACTGATTGTTGGCCACTTGCACCGTGTTTGATACGTTGTGACGAACTGTTGGGTCCACGCACAGGCTTTCATCAGTGCCTGCTTCAATCCAGCTGTTCTGCACAAGCTTGACCTTGTCAAGAAGCTGCACCCCATATAGCTCACGTTTGAACAGTGAACCCTTGGGCGCAATAACAGGGAAGCTAACCACATAGTCCGTGCCGTTGGTTGACCACACACTTTCTTCAACCATGTATGGGTTGGTATCAGCGAACAGACGAGCAACTTCCGTGTCCTTGTTCATCTGCACATTGCGGATATAGCGAGGAGAATGGTCGCCATGGATACCGCTTGATGTTCCTAGCAACACACTTGCGTTTCCGCTTGGCTTGACGCATGTGGTGCGGGCTGCTGGATTGATTCCGATCAGCTTGGCAACTTGACGGTTGACACGCTTGACCAGTTCTGCACCTTCGCGCAGTGTTTCTTCATTGAAAAGGATCTCTGGGTTGTTCATCCAGCCCGTCAAGCTGACGCCGATGAGAGCTTCACGGTCAAAGATCTTCTTGCTGACAGAGTCCAGGAATTTGAAGTCAGTGTAGCCAGCCTGCAAGGTTCCTAGGATAGCACCAGCACGGCACACCTTGAGGAATTCTTCCTTGGTAGTGCACTTGGCGCCGTTACCTTCGCTGAGGTTACAACCTTGCCAGCCTGAGATCTTTTCGTTGGTCTCTGGGTCGATCCAGACTGGATACTTGCCGATCTCAACGCATGGGTTGAAGGTGTGCTCTGTGCTTTCCACAAACACAAAACCGGGTTCACCAAACTGACGAATGCTCTTCATGATGTTCTTGAATTGATCACGATCAGCTTCACTGCGAACAATCACTGCGCTGTTGTTTGAACGTCCACGCTGTGGGTTCTCTTCATACCAGTTGCCAGTCTTGGCTGAGATCATTTCCTGGTCATCAGGGCTGAACAAGCAGATGGTGGCACTACGACGAACACCGCCGGCCAGAACAGCATCGGCGGCGTGCATACAGATGTCGTATACTTCAATCGGGCGTAGGGTATTGCGACCCGCCAGCACTGTGCCCTGAATCAGGTGCTCAATCTTGTCCAATGCTTTGCGCAGTGGTTCAGGTCCTGGTGCTTTGAAGCCACCGCTGATCATCGCACCCTTAGGGCGGATCTTGCTGAGGTCAAAATACACACGACGACCTTCGTATTCAGGATGCTTTCCACCGCCCACAAAGAAGCTGGACATAAGGACGTCAAGTGCTGTAGCCCAGCCCTCAATACTGTCCTCGACTTCATGAATCTTCGCTTGGCCCTTGCGCTGAGTTACCTTGGGTAGACGAGCAACGTGGTGACGCTGAACTGAAAAACCAGCGCCAGCACCACACAACAGGATGTAGAAAATTTCACCAAAGAATGCAGGACGGTCGGCATAACTTGAAGTGCAGTTATACATACGCATTTGGTGCTTGAGGATTTGATCACCACCAAATTGGAGAGCACGTTGAGCGCCCAACACATACTTGAGTTTGTAAAGTGCTTCTGCTTCGTCGATCAGCAACGATAGTTCTTCGTTGAGGTAATCCTTGTAGAACTGGCGGTGCATGGACATAACACGGGCAACACTTTCTTCCCATGTCTCGTAACGGCTATGTTCTTCGCTCCAGCGGCTATAGCCTTCGTAAAATTTTGCTTCACCCATAAGTGCGCGGGTATCGACGTCTTTCATTTTGCTCTCCTGTTATTGTTTTTCTTGTTGTCTCTGCATCACGTCTCGTATAGTCCAAGACTCTTGCACTGACAGATAGGAGTCAACCTCACTGATAGGAGTTACACGGCTGAACGGTGAGTTCAGCACATAACGATCCTTCCAAATTGCTACGATATATTCGTCATGGTGATAGTTGTCGAGAACACGGGCGAGTTCAATGTGTGCATGTTGATCCATGAAATGCATTGTGTAGCCCATCGCGAGTCCCTTACTATACTTACAGCACTCACCACTATCGATTATTTCCCACACGTTGGGCCAGGCGTTTGGATCATAAGGATCCATTGATACACTCACCAGCGGGACCATTTCCCACCAGTTGCTGATCTCGGCTAGCAAGAACACAGGATCGTCCATGCAACTAGGATACCTAGCCTGCAGGTCTAACCTGAATTCTCTCCATCGTGTGAGGCGTTCGTCGGGTGAACGCAACCACAAATTACGTAACTGACTGATTTTACTCAGTTGTTCCAATGTCGTTGACTATGTTGTTTTTAAACAACGTATAGTGCGCCAGATATGCTATCTGCATACATGTTGCGTCTATCCCGCCGTGTGATTATTTATCGAGGTCGTAAAAAAGGGCTACTCTTTCAGCCCATTTTTCACTATACTCTTTGAACTCATCTCGGCTGAGCTCAAACAACTGAAACTCGCAATCTCTACTGCACATAAAGATGGCAACGTTTTCAATCTCAGTGTCAAAAAGTGCGTTGTGGGCCATGCCATAAGCAGAGCCCTGCATGAAGTAGTCGTCAATCCACTCGCGCTTTTTGGGTTTGTTGGTTTGCTTGAAATCCATGATGGTGGGTTTGTTTTTCCAGACTCCAACCAAGTCTGTGGTGCCAGCGTAAAGCCCTGGGTAGTAGAGTCCTACCTCAGTGCCCCAGATCTCGTCAAGGTGTGGACGGATGTTCTCGATCACAGTATCAGCCATTCGACGGGCGACAATGTCAAGCAGAGAACCACCTGGAGTATAAGTGTCTTCCTTGAGCCAAGTCTCGAGATTCTTGTGCATTAGGGTTCCGACGTTTGCAGCTTCACGTGTGATACGCGCTGCTTCGCCATGACCCACACGGTTGCGCCACTCATTGAGTGCCGCCACACTTTCCTGTGGTTTGGTTTGATCCAAGATGGTGGTAACGCTGGGGAGGAATCCGCTTTCGGTGTCATACAGCCGTTTGCCGTCTACACGCTGTCGCTGGATCTCCTGATAGGGGAATCTGTCTACAATCATAGACTCATATTACATTGATTTCATTGGAAAGTCTAGAGGTATTTTTAACGTATGACGGCTTCGTTGACGCGATCCGCCATGTTGTCCAACTCGTTATGCATTTCGTAGATGTCATCAATTGACAGACCTGCCTGCTCGCCATATTTTTGTAGCAAGTGATCCGCTGCGTATAGAGCTTCTGCAATACGGTCGGCATATTTCTGCTGTTCAGCATAGTCCTCATTGACTTGAGCTGGCAAGCCTGCCAGCTGCTTGATACGATCAATATCCATTACCAATAAATCTCCCAGTAAAATGTATTGTCAGTTGCGGTGTTTTTCTTGGCAAGGATGTTGTAGCCCAAGTTCTGGAAGTGGTTGACAACTTGTGCGAACTCGTATGCTTTCTTGCGGTCATCTTGGACACCAGTCCACATGTTGTAGTAGGCAACACTTGTAGGAGTTGTAGCGGCAACAATGCTGGCTGTAATCCCCACTGTAGCGTTGGTGGTTCCTGCGCCGATAGTCAGTGTCCATTCGTCTTGTGGGCATTGATAGGTTAGCACAAGATTTTCTGTTGCATTTTTAGATGCAACCAATCCTTCAATCGTCGCATCATTGATGGCGGCGACGATCTGGTCAATATCAAAAGCAGCACTTAACACCACAGTTTCACCTGCCAGGATAATTGTTTCGTTCGCGATACCAATCACTGGGTTGGCAACAATGCCTGTGACGACAATTGTAGGGGTGCTCTCAGTCATTGTGGTCCCATCATTGACTGATGCGTCAAGTTCGCCTGCCAGCGCCGCTGTAATGATTGCGCGGCTGATTGTGTCAACTTCGTTGTAGATAACCATGTCTGTTGTGGTTACTGTTCTTGCTTGTGTTGCAGATAGTTCGTATGCCATGTGTTATCCCTTATTTAATCCAGCCAATTTACGCAACCGGTCTAGACCTTCATTTTTCGGTCCAGGTTCCATAGCGGCATCGCCGCCCCATTTCCACTTCTCGCCGGCTGCGCCTCGACGCGCCAATTCATCGCGAGCAAAATCGCGTTGCTTGCCCAGGCCATAGTTCTTTTTGGCCATGAGTTCAGCCGTGCCCATGTCACGATACTGTGCTGCGGGATCGTATGGGGTGTCAGTATCTTCGCCCATTCCCTTGGTTGCTTGGTTTGTGGCAAGGTCATCAACGCGGTCAGCTTCTACGCCTTCAGCATCTTGACCCACCATCATGTCTGCATCGCTTGTGGCAATTTCAATCTTGTCAGAGTCAGCGGTGGACACAATGTCCAGTGTGCCAAGCAACTCCAACAAGCTGCCTTCATCAACTGCAAAGCCTTGCATTTCAAGGTCGTTGAGTAGGTTCTGTGTGTCAACTTCGTCGATGCCTTCTGCACTAACTGCTGTCAGAAGAGTGATTATCTCTGAACGGAGATCCTCGTTATAATCATTCTCAGCTAGCAGTTGGTGCAAGCGCATTAGATGTCGTCTTTCATTGCACGACCAGTTGGGTCGTCTTCTCCAGCGTTGGCATCGTCGCCACCAAATTCATCGTCCATGCCGATATCGTCGCCCATGTCATCCATGTCTCCCATACCATCCATGTC